CGGGGGCCGATAGCCTCAGCCGATCTAACACGGCCTAAAGCTTTATGGATAACTTCCTCAGTCATTGTCTGAGCTTCATCTATACAGGCGAAGCCGCAATCTATACCTTCTAGACTATTTTGGTCAGCGGTTCTAGTACCTGGCCTAAAGTATGATCTACACCATATTACATGACCATTGGGGGCCGTCCATTTATTTTCTAAAGCGTTATACCCCCAAGCGGCGCCCGTCAGCCGCTCAGTCCACTCAGTTAGACTAGGATGTACAACGGTTCTATAACGGGGTGAAGAATCCGTTATATATAAGCTAGCCCCGCCAGGATGCGCCATCGCATGAGATATAATAGCCATAGCCATAGCTGTAGTTTTACCGCTACCCCAACCCGCTACTACAGCTACTATAGTTTGATCGAGATAGGCTTTAAGTAAATCAGATTGTAATTTATTTGGTTTTATCATATTAATAACTAGTGTGTTTGTGTTAGCCCCCCGCTCTTATCCGAGGTGAGTAAGGGCGGGGTTTACCATGATCATAAAAAAGTGTTATGATTTTTATATTAGATTCTATATAATATACACAAACACTTAGAGGATAAAATGAAAAGACGTCTTTCTAAACATTACGAAGCTCATAACCCCTCTTTTTTAGCTAGAGGTATTACGGGTACTCAGCTTAACGGCGGCTATATTAGCGGCTATGAGCAAAACCCATCTTTTACAGACCCCGCCCGCTGGGCTGAGACCTGTTTAGAGATGTACCGTACTGACCCTGTAGTCAGACGGTCTTTTAATATCCTTAAACAAACTTTATTAAGTGCTAAATGGCGATGGGAGGCCGCTGACGATTCTAGCGAAGCTTGTCTAGAGTACGCTCGATATGCTAATGAATGCTGGGGTCTAGATGGCTATGTAGGTCAGATGGCGCTTAGTTGGGAGTCTCAACTAGCTTATTTATTTGAGTACTTGAAAAACGGCTTTAGGGTAGCTGAGGAGATTTATAAACTAGAGCGTGATGAAAACGGATCTATGAAAGTATGGTTAGATCATTACGCCGATAGAGAGCCTACTAGTATTTATAAGTTTATCTCTTTAGATGACCAATCTTTAGACGGTGTTCAACAATGGGGCGTTAATGGTCTACACCCCGCCCCAATACCCGCTAATAAAATGATCTTACTTACTTTAGGTCAAACAGGCTCTAATTTCGCTGGCGATGGCGGCTTTTTTAGACCTTGCCATTTTTACTATAGATCTAAACAGCGGGCCTTAAGTCTCCTTATGATTGGTATCGAGCGGTTTACTAGCCCTACTCCTGTAGTTAAAGTAGATCGATCTGTAGCGGAATCTTTAGGTATGACTGATGAAGATATTAACGCCGCTGTAGATGAGGCTGAGAGCCAAGCGGCGGCGTATACTTCACATGAGGCCGCTTATTTAGTTACTAGCCCCGCCGTCTCTTTTGAAGCTTACGGCGGTACAGCTTCTAATTTTAACCCCGATATGGCGCTCAGTGTAGTTAGAGAAGCTGATCAACAAATCAGTACAGCCTTTTTAGCTCAAATGTTAGAGCTAGGTAGAGTGGGTAGTGATACGGGCTCTAGAGCTGTAGGCGAAGTACATATGTCTTTATTTAGACGCTCAGCTTTAAATATAGCTGACTATGTGGCGAGCGTGGTTAGCGGTAAAGACAGAAGAGGAGCGGGTACTATTGGCCGTTTAATTAAGTTTAACTATGGTGATGTTAGCCCTTCTAAGCTACCCCGCCTAGTACACACTGGCTTAGATGTAGACGCATTAGCCGAAAGTCTAGCCTCTTTACCGCTCTTAGTACAGTCTTCTCTTCTTACTCCTGATAACGAGCTAGAAAGATTAATTAGAGCTAGAGTAGGGGCGGGCGATTTACCCGAAGAGGCCGAAAGAACAGCTGTAGACCGTTCTTTATCTCAAAATAGCGGCGGCTCTGCTTTATCCGAATATATTAGAAGAAGGGTTAACAATGGCTAAGCGTACCCAAGCTCAGACCCCCGCCCCGCCTAAAGATAGGATTAAGGGTAGCTCTAGAAACCCTAAAGGTAGCGCTAGCGGTACTAGAGGCGGTATTAAGGTCTCAGATAAAAACACTAAGACTTTAGAGAATTATAAAGAAGAGCATAATAAAAAGTATAAAGCCAAAAGTAAGAAGGTTGACTTAGGTATGCTTAAAGCGGTCTTTAGGAGAGGGGCGGGCGCCTTTTCTTCTAGCCATCGGCCGCAAGTCTCAAGTCGTGATCAATGGGCGCTAGCCAGAGTTAAAGCTTTTCTAAAACTTGTAGGTACAGGGCAAAGAAAAAAAGCTTATAATACTGATCTCGATCTACTCCCTAAAGGTCATCCTCAAAGAACAGAAAAAACTACTGAGGTTTTAGCCCCTCAAAAATATTCGCACATTGATTTTAAGCCGCCTAAGGGCGCTCAGCAATCAGCTAAACGGGCTTTAGAAGTGAGAGCTACTAAGCCGCCCTCTAAGCGAGGTATGACCCCCGTAGGAATTGCTAGAGCTAGAGACCTGGCTAACGGCGAAAATTTAAGCCCCGATACTGTTAAGCGCATGTATTCTTACTTCTCAAGACATGAGGTAGATAAACAGGCTAAAGACTGGGATGATTGGTCTAAAGGCCGCCAAGCTTGGGAGGGTTGGGGCGGCGATAGCGGCCAATCATGGTCTAATAAAGTCGTTAATCAAATGAAAAAAGCTGATGAGAGCAATAACATGAGTGAAATTATTCTAGGCGAGGCTATGGCCCTTAATGAAGCTGTAGAAGATAAAGACGGGCTTTACATAGGTAAGAAGTTTAAAACTCTAGCCTTAGGCCCCGTCTCATCTAGACAGAGCGGCGAGGTTATAGCTACCGTATCTGAGGAGTTGCTAGAAGAGTTCGTTAGAGTCTTTAACGAACGTAAAGACTCAGACCCCGTTATTATTGATTGGAATCATAATAGTTCACCTTTTACCGATGGCGATAAAACGCCCGCCGCCTCAGGCGCTTTAGGTAAAATTATTGAAATCGAGCTAGGACAAGACGGCCTTTACGCTGTACCTGCTTACACTGAAAAAGGGCGCCGAATTGTAGAAGAACATGAAGGCCTCTTATATTCCTCGCCTGAGTTTATAACGGGCGAAGTATTCTCTAGAGACGGGGGCGACCTCATTTCTAAACTAGGTCAGCTTTTGGCTATAACTTTAACGCCCAGGCCTCAACAGCAAGCCGACCGTATCGACACTATTACCCTTACTGAGTCCATAGGAGTTAATGAGATGGATAAAGAAGAATTAAAAGCTATGGAGCTAGATGATTTAATCAGCCTAGTACTCCAAAAAGACGAAATGCTAAAGCGCCTAGAAGCTGACGTTAAAAAAATCAAAGACGACCATTCTAAAATGGAGCTTGAAGAAGAAGATAACGATAGCACAATGGCGGAAAATGAAGAAGACCATGATTCTAAAAAGAAGATGGCGGAAAATAAAGATGAAGACGATGATAAAAAGATGATGGAGAACAAAAAGTACTCTATGTCTGAGCACATCTCTTTAGCTGAGTTTAACGCCCTTAAAGAGCAAGTCGTAGCTTTAAAAGAAGAGAAGCTAAAGATCGAGCGTGAGACCGCTGTAAATACTCTACTAAACGAGGGCCGAATTACCCCCGCTGATGTAGAGTACGCTAATCACGCTTTTAACTGTTCAATCTCAGGAGACCCTAAGCACTGGGCTAGACTCTCTTCTATTCCTCCTGTAGTACAATTTAAGGAAGTAGGCCACGGAAAAAGCCAAGAAGCTTTAACCGCTCAATCCTTACATGAAAAGATTACAGCTAGAGCTAAAGCCGATAACATTACATTTGGCGAGGCTATGAAGCTTGTAAGTAATGAAAACCCTAACGCTAATTCTATTTTGGTACGGAGATAAAACATGAGTTATCAAGAATTGCAATTTCTAAAAAGTTTTGAGGCGGCGGGTACAATCGCTAAATACGCCCTCGTAAAAATTGACGCTAATAATAAAGTAGTAGTGTGCTCTGATCCTGTTGACGTACCTATGGGTATCGCTCAGCGCTCAGTAGCTAGCGGCGATCTTGTAGAAGTATGCCTAGCGGGCCCTTCTTTCGCTATCGCTGGCGGCGCTTTAACAGTGGGTACCCACGGCCTTTTAATGGCTTCTACAGCGGGTAAGCTTGTAGCGCTCGATACCTCAGCGGGCGGCGTTCAACATAGCGTTGCTCAATTCATTCATAACGAAACCGCCGCCGATGGAGACGAAGTTCTTGTCTATTTCCGTGGCGCTTCTCAAGCTGTTTAAGGAGTTTAAAAGATGGCTCAATCATATAGCAATTTACACCCTGTTGACGAGATTTTATCTTCGTTCGCAAGTGAGGCGGCTAGCCAATTAGACGCCCAACTAATTCACCAAGATCTATTTGAGACCGTATCAGTACCTAAAACAATGCGCTCAGGTACTATCTTAGTAGAGAACAATAATCAATATATGGGCACCGCTCTAGACCTAAAGCGTCAGCCTGGGGCGTCTCGTGTACGTCAATCATCTTTTGATTTTGAAAGTACTACATACCGTACTTTAATTAGAGGTCTAGAGGCTTCTATTGCTTTCGAAGATCTAGATGACAATCAATACCCCATTGATCTTCTACAGCGTGAAATTAGAAAGATTACCCGCTCTCTAATGATCGACAAAGAAAAAGAGGCGGCTAGTACTCTCTTTACCCCTTCTAATTGGACTGGCTACGAGAATACCCTAGCAGACTTTAACACTGGTGTTAATACTGACGCTAACGGTACTCAATGGGACGCGGCGGGCGCTGAGCCTTTAACTGACCTTTTAGCCCTATCTGATACAATCCGAAAAAATGCTTACGGTATGTCTTCTGAGATGCAAACTTTAGTAATGGGTTATGATTGTTTCTTAGCTCTACAACGCAATCAAGAAATCCGTGGCTTCTTCGGAGCGTCAGCGGCTGGCTTGGCAAGTGGAAACCGTATTTTACCTCAAGCTGAGGTTATCCGAATTATTAAGGATATTTTTGGTTTCGCTGATGTTAAGGTAGCGCGGGCTCGTAATAACTCAGCTAACCCAGGTCAAACACAGACCACCGCTGACATTTGGACGGCTAATAGCTTATTCTTAGGAGTTCTTAAATCTCCAGATGGCGCTGTAGTAGGAAATAGCGGCTCTGTTAAGACTAGCCCCGCCGCTGTTCTTTCTCTAGAAGTACAGGGCATGAAATCGGGCCAATATGATAGCCCCGATTTAGTACGCCGCCAAGTATGGGTAGAGCATGAATACGTAAACAAGATTATTAAGCCTTCTTTTGGATACTTACTAAAGACAGTAGTAAGCGCTTAAGGTCTTAAGGTTCTATTATGGTATGTTTAACTTGCGGCCAATCTCATTTAACATTAGGTGAGGATACTAGAGGAGATGAGCTAGCTATAGCTGATCTAACGGCCCAAGCTAAACGAGC